CGCCGGGCGTTGTTCGCTCAGCCCAAATACGTTGTTCGTTGTACCCCCGGCGAAGCTTAGGGAGTAGTCATCCCCGGCATCGGGTGGTAGCAAACCATGGACTTTAATGCAATCTGTGGGGCGTTGGTACACTTTGCGCCAACCGTTGCGGGTAAGGCTAAGCGGTGTGAGTGTCACACGGCTGGTAGCGAAGTCCCACGGCGCCATTTCGAGCAGGGCATCACGCGCGATGGGGAAGAACATTTCACAATGCTCCGCCTGCTCACTACCCTCGGCTGGGCTAATGGAAGAAATCGTGGCTTCATCCCCGAGAAGGGCGACAGCCATATTTGATATAGCAACTTCATCAGCCATGGTGGCCTCCTGTTAAAAACAAAGGCGGAGAACTCCTTGTGCAAGAGCCTCCGCCTCGGCGCGTTGACTGCACGACTACCTGATCCAGCGCGATCAGGCGATGTCGTCGTCCGCGCTACCTTTAGCCTTGGCACCAGCGGTTTTAATCGCCGTTTTAATTGGTGCGCCACCTACTTTGCCGACGGCTTTCGCCATCGCTTTCGGTGATTGGCCGAAACCGGAAGGTTTCTTGCCAAGCAGGGCGTTCGTTTGACGCGCGGCGTCGATAGCGACACCATGCGCAGCCGCATCGGCTTGTTGCTGTACTTTGACCTTAGCGATTTCAGCTTTACGGTCGATGCGCTCATGCGAAACAGCAACATTAGCAGCCATACGTTTGGCCACTTTAGCTTTGCGCTTTTCAACGTGGGCGTGGATTTCTTCAGCGGTGGCATCCTCGTGGATAAACCAGCTTGCTTCGGTTCCTTCAGGGACCGGGAATGTCGAACCTTTACGCCGACGTGCGCCGTCGTAAAAGCCGGTTTCCAAGGCCCGTACAGAAACCATCTTTTCTTTCGTCGACATGATATGTCCCTTCAGTTGTGATGGTCAGAGAGTAAAACCCTAGCCAGCGAGGTACCGGCTAGGGCTAATGCTTAGTTGATAGCGTCAGCGTAGGCTTTCCACGCAGCAACATCCAACGTCAGGAAGGCGTTAGCCTTGCCAGCGGTGATGTTGTTGGTGTCAGGCGTGAAGGTGACGCCGAGATAGCGTTCAAAATCGCCCAAAGGCAATTCAAAAGCAAACACCTGATAGCCAGCCAGCAACGTACCTTTGGCAATCGCCGCCGTCGCAAAGTGCGTGGTCGGTGAAGTTGCCAGATCAGCAGTGCTGTCTGACACAAGCTTGAAGGTGATGTTAGCGGCACCACTGGCAGCTAAGACCGTGGTGTCAATCTGGCACACTGCGTAAATGCGGGAAGTGCCGAGGTTGCGCAACACAGGATCAGCGCCGAGATCGATAACGTCGCCAAGGACATACGTCGTGGCGGCGTTCCCGATCAGTGAAGTCGCATCTGCGAATTCATTTCGTTCATCCAAAATCATTTGAAACTCCGTTATGTTTGGACTTGTTAGTGGGAAGAGGCGCCGGGGTGTTACCCGGCGCTTCCAGTGAACTTATCCGTTATCGGTTAGATACCGCTCTCGGTGTTGGTGATGCTGTCGACGCGGCGAACCGGTACCTCGTCGAAGAACATGACGCGCTTACCGGCGACAGTATCCATCGTGAGGGTCGAGTTCGTGACCGAGTTCTTGATCTGGCGACGCAGGAACGAACGGGTGCGACGGTTCATATAGAACGCAGGGCGACCCATTTGCAGCGATGGAACAATTTCCAGCGCTTGTGTCATCAGATCGACCAGATCAGGGCCGGTGGCGGCATCTGCCGTCAAGTCTTCAGCATCGAAGTTGATGCGGACGACGAAACGCCAGTCACGTACAGCCAAACCAACATCCCAGCGATAGTGGGTGCGGTAAGCTTCCATGCGACCGTTGTTACCATCAATGTTCTCGATGGTGACTTGGCCTTTGTCCGTGATTTGCAGACCAGCCTTCGAGCCTTTCGGGTAGATACAGAACGCAGTGTTCGGTCCCCACACGATCAGCCAGATCGAAGAGTTGTCAGCACCGTCCGGTGTGGCGGCATCCGTGAGGATGTTTTCACCGTTGGCAGCGGCTTGGTCATTGAAACGAGGAGCGAAACCGGTGAAGGCTTCTGGCTCGGTTGTTTCAGAACCGTAGAACAACGTCGATACGAACTCTTGGTTCATACCTTCGATGAACGCGCGGTCTTCAGACAAGCGCCATGCTTTCGCATTGCCGTTGAGATCGGCCAAGGCCTTATCAACTTCAGCGTAAGCTTCGAGCATACCGCAGGTATCAGTGACCTGTACCGTGGTGCTCTTCGTGGGTTGCACGCCGCCATACAGTTTGCGCCACGTAGGTGTGGGCAAGCCAGTACGAATGGTGTGTTTGTGGCCTGTTTCGAGGTTGCCCTCAATCCAGACCGCATCTTCCAGAACATCGTTTGTCATGTTCAGGATTTCCGCAATCTTGTCGATTGCGCCGCCCGGGTCCAGACGCTTGGTAACGTCCAGTAACGTCGGGTGGGTAGCTGCGAGAACGGCCATGTTATGACTCCTTCATTTTCTCAAGTTAGACGTTACGTTGCACTTTTTACTGAACCCGCGAATTAGCGTTTATTCGTCATCGTGGGGTAGAAACTGTCTTCGATTGACGTGTCGGATTTGGTTTTGTCGCCCGACCCGCCCTTCTCGATGACATCTTCGCTGGCCGACAAACCGAGTTTGTGGAAATGCCGGTGAACTGCCGGGTGATCTCCCAAACCGCTGTCGTCGAGCAGCTTTCTTAGTTCGGGTGTGCCGTATGTCTCGAGACCACGATTAGTGATCTTCAAGTTGTCGGCACCCCCGATGTCTTTGTCGCCTTCAATCTCCTTCACCCAACCGGCGCGGAGAGTTTTGTAAGCGGCTTCTGTCTTGTGCTGAACTTTCTCGGCCAGCTTGATACCGAGGGGGACAAGCTTGGTGGCCCCCGCTTTATCGAGGCCGAGTTCGCCTGCGACGGCGCCGAGTTCGCCAAGGATTTCCTTGTCGAGTTCCATACCTTCCGGCATGGCCAGCGCTTTTGCGTCGATGTCCGAGAGATCAAGGGGCTGGCCCTTGTTCTTTTCGTCCAGCGTTTTCTGAACCGCAGCTTTTGCGTCTTCGAGACGTTTGTCGTCGAAGGCTTTTTTCTCGGCGTCGGTCATCTTGTCGTAGGCTGCTTTTTCCTCAGCAGTCATTTCAGGAGGCTTAGCCGCATCGAGTGCCGCCTTGTCTTCCGCAATGCGCTTATCGTCAGCAGCTTTCTTGTCCTCAGCAGCCTTTGCGTCGTCAGCGATTTTCTTGTCGGTGGCTGCTTTTTCTTCAGCCGTCGGTCCAACCTTAGCGGGCTCGTTTTTAGCTGCTTCGTCTTCGGTTTTCTTCGCGTCGTCAACAGCAGCCGGTGCTGCCCCAGATGTAGGGTTGGTATAGAACTGGTCCTCGACAGATGTCGTCGAGGTTGTGTCAGCCGCCTTGCCGTCTGGATTAGCGCTGTTGTTCGGTGATACGTCGGGCATGTTCTTCCTTTTCGCTGATCATTAAAACAAATTTCTCGGGGCAATGGTCCATGATCATACCCATCAAGTACCGGGCCTCGTTCGCCGCGCCTGCGTTGTGGGCTGTTCCTTGATCCGTACCATCGTAAGGGTCTTGGAACAGCCCACCGCGGGCGATTTGGCCGTAGATAAATCTGCGGCCTGTTTCCGTGGACATGATCTCTTTGAAATCCGAAGCCTCATAGAACGCGATCAACTGATCAATCGCGGCCTGCTGCTCTTTTGCTTCCTGTTCGGAAGCGGTGTCAATCGGGTCATGTTCACGTAACATGGTTTAAATCCTAAAGTCGTGCTGGGCTTGTATGCACACTACCTATGCGTACAGGGACAAGATCAGCTTTTTGACTTCCTCTTCCGTTGGCGCCGCAGGTAGTTCCTTGCTCGCAGCGGTATAGTTGCTGAAGTAGCTGCCCTGTGCGTTTTCGAGCGTGTAGGCAATCGTCATCACGTAATCGACGACATTATCGTCGGCATCTGTGATGTCGGTGCGTGTGACGCTGTTGATAGTGAGTTTCTGTGTCATGGTTTATTCTCCTGTTATGGCGCTGCATAGCCGTTAGCGTTGAAGTACACGGCGCCGGTTACTGAAGCTGTCAACGTGACGACTTCAAGCAGCGTAGCCGCAGTACCTTTGATGGGTGATGGGAAGATGATATTGCGACCTGCTTGTAACCCACCGGTGCCGATCTTCATGCGCCAGAGAACCGGGCCTGAAGCACCATCACGGATGGCAACCTCGGTTGCAGCACCGAGCGCGCCGTCAGTGGCCAGATCGATACCGGTGATGTAGTTGCGCAGACCCGCGCCCGCCGATGCCTTGATCGTGACCGCAGTCGTAGTGTTGACGATGCCTGACGCGGCAGCGACATATGCCCAGTCCGCTTCAGGGATCGAGAACGGCTTGACCACCGACACGCCGACCATCGTCATAACTTGCGACACAGCATCACCTGTGGCACTCACCGCAGTGATGTTGGCGTTGCGTGCCTTACCCCCGGTAATGACCGGGGCGACTGAGCCAGCGGCGCTGTCGTCAGCCAACTGGCCGACGGATATGATTGACGGCGTTTGCGGGCCCCACAACTTTACAGGCATAGCTTCGGCGCCCGACATCGGGCGGATAGACGTGATGCTTACTTGCTGTGGTACGTAGTCTTGCAGATCGTGCAGGCCCACAGTCCACGTAGTTGTGCTGGCAGGCGCGACGGTACCGTTTACCGCGCGGAATTGCAGATACAGCGTCGTTTCGGGATCAGGGATGTTTGCTACCCGAGAACCCCGTACGTTCACCTGCAAGGTGGTAGAAGAAGCCACAAGCTGATCGGCAATAGAGGCCACACCGTCTTCAACATTGAGGATCGTCATATGCCCGGGCGAGGCGGACGAAAGCGTGGTGATCGAGGTATCACCTGAGGCCCAACCACGGCGACCTGCATCGTACTTAGCTACGAGACCGCTTGCACCGTCATACGTGATACGGTGGAAGTTGTACCCGAAAGCAGAGAGCGTGCCGTCGCCGTTAGCGGGCCAGCCCGAAACCGTGAAGGTCACGAAGTTACCGGATACGGACGCGATAGCGTATCGACCCGGAACACCCGCAGCGCCTTGGATAGCACCGAGGGACATTGACTGACCGACGTTTGTGCTGTCGAAACCATGCCCGTTAGGGAATTTGACTGTGACCGAGACGGCACTGTTGATTACGAATGGCAGGCCGTCACCGATAAGGTCAACGAGTTCGGCGTAGAAGCTTTGGTTCGCGATGCGCTGCGACAGCGTTGTCAACTGGCGGAACGAGAACGGGCCCTCGACGGAAGCCTTCATACGCACAATCGTCTCGGCGTTGATTGTCGTGCCTGTGGTGAGAAGTAGGTTCCCGCTTGCTTGGGATGTGGCCATGCCCGAGCCGAGTTGTATCACCGAGCCGATGTCAGGGTCGACACCCGAAGCAATCACCTTGGAGTACGAGTAGCGTTGAACCAATTGTGGACGTGGGAAATTACGCATAAGTGTCTCCTATTGCGTTTGGCTTGGTTGCGGGGCACCGCGATTTTGGATGCTGTTAATCATGTCGGTGAGACCGTTCTTACCGCTGGTATCGGCCTGCGATGCGACCTTGGCCGTCTCGGCGCTTTGCTGCATCAAAGCGGCCTGCTGCATGGCTTGCTGTTGTTCTTCGCGCGACTTGCGGATGATGGCAACTTTATCGCCAGATACGATAAGTTCAGGGTCGATGCCCAGACGATCAGCATATATGTCGGCCCATTTGTCTTCGTCAAACTTGTCGAGCACGCCGGGTTTGGCCAAGGCAAGTTGGCCGAGCGACATGACATAGCGATCAATCGCGTTGATGTTCACCGAGCGCTGGGCTTGGGCCAGCATGGAAATGAATTCGACGCGGAGTTCTTGGCCCTCGAGTTCAGGTGGGGGAGGCGGCAACAGCGACATGCCGCCCGGGCCGCGCGCAGTGACAAGACGTTGGAACGTCATGTTGATCAGCGGATCGAGCAACTCGTTATGCAAGCGCTCAAGCACTGGGCCAAGCATCAGCAGCTTCTCTTCGTGCAGTTCAGCAACTTCCGTTGCGGTCCTGCGCGAGTTGTCGGCCTGCGACAACATCAAGAACAGATCGGTGTAGAACGCGGCGCGGATACGTTCGCGCACGTCCTGAATATCTTGAAGTAGGTGGCTCAGATCGAGGTTGACCTCGAACAACGAGCGCACACCGGCGCCGGGGGCTGTTGCGTCGTAGTAGCTACGACCACCCGGCAAGCTGTCGAGCAGTCGGCCTTTCAGCTTCGTCGGGATTTGCAAGGGAGGCTTGGTCTTGTAGTCGATGCACTCGGCCTTGCGGACTTGCTCGTGCTGCAACGATTTGATGTCGCCCAGCGCTTCCATACCGGGGGAGTGCCCGTAGATGTCATTCGACGTGACGGACCAGCGCGGCGCGAGAACACGGAATTGTTTGAAGCCCGATACGCGCAGCATATCCTTTTGCTCACCGCCACCGGCGCCAGCCTCGAGGTACTGCGACTTCCACGCCATGTTCTTGTTGTCTTCAGCGAATGGTTGACGGTCGACGTTAGGCGCGATGATGTGGATGATAGGCACCCACGCAGTATAGTTGCCCGCGTTCCACAAGTTCTTCACGGCCTGCGAACAGTTAGCGTAGCCAAAGCGTTTAATGACCTGCGAAACGGTCATGTCGATTTCGCGCGCCATTGTGTCGACGATGTTGCGATGATCAGTAGCCAACGAGAATTCACCGATGGTCATGGTGTTCTGGTGGATCACGTTGTCGAAGTCATCGGTCATAACCGAGCAGGCAGTGCCGAACGCGCCAAGTTCTTCATACATGGTATGGAGCGAACGATACGTGTTCGACCGGCTGAAGACATCGAGCATCAACTGCTGGACTTCGTTCAGCCACAGTTTCACTGGTTCAAGCTTCATCAACTCGCGGTCGGGTGTGGCCAGCCGGAACCAAGGGCGCGCCGGGGAAGTTGCGCCGCCCATGAGGCCAGCGCCCAGAATACGGAGCGAACGGGTACCAGTGTTGTCGTAGATGTTGTTGTGCAGCCTGCCGCCACGGTTACGATCACTTGATGTAAAGCGCGAAGACCGGGGAAGCAGATGCGTAGCCACTTCGGCGTAGTGAGGGTCCCACGACGCGCGCTCATTCTTCATCGCCTGTAGATCAGACAATGCTTTCTGGCGTGGGGTGCGTGGGTCCGTAAAAGCCATGGTTTAGCGACCGAGCAGGATGTTTTTACCGAGTTGCAAGCTGGCCGGGTCGACGCCTTGCGGGCCAGACAACAGCGTGTTGCCCTGCGTGGCCGCAGCGCTATTGGCTGTGGACAGGGCGGCGATGTTTGGCTGCTTGGTATTGCGCGCGTTCATATCCTGCTCTTGCTGGGTCAGCGCGTCTTTCGCATTTTGCGTCGCCTGCTCCCCAGCCTGCTTGGCTGTAGCGTTTGCTTTCTTGGCCTGCTGCATCTGCATGACAGTACCGACGCCGCCTGCGACGAGAGACGCAACGCCAATAGAAACCGGATCGCACATAGAAACCTCATTCTTGGAAGTTTAGATATTCTCTAATGGATCATAGGGTTCGTCGCTGCCACCATGCACACTGTCGGGGCCAAACCAGTCGTTTTCCTTGGGTGTGTCAATGAGCGCGAGGATAACCGCGGTCGCCCGGTCTACTGATCGGCCAATCTTCTCAAGGATTTCTTCACGCGACTGTACCTTGACGACCTTGCCTTCGGGGCGCCACGTCGGGGTGCACAGTTCACGTCGCAGGTCTTTGTCCGGTGGCAAAGCGATACCGGTGTTGTTCGTGGGATCGAGTGCTTCACGCATCATCCACCAAAGCTGGCTGCGTAGATTTGCAAACGTCAGCAAGCCCGACTGGTCAGTGCCCAGCGCTTTTTCACCGACGTTGATACCAACGACAGGTTGGTTCGAGTTACGCAGGAAGTCGTACGGTGATGACCCGACGCCAATTACGTCGATGTGTTGCGGTGCACGATCACGGCACGCGCTGATCGTAAGACCCGCAACGACAGGACCGTCAGGCGTCTCGGTACCGGGGTAGGTTAGGATTTTATCGAACCACATACCGTGACGACGCGCGATGACCGTGTTGTCTTTGCCGCCACGCGCAACGTCGATACCCATACTGTCCATCGGTGGTTTCGGATACAGGTCGACCCAACGAGCCATTGCAGCATCGACCCATGCAGTCGGGATGACCTGCCACGGGTCATCAGTCATGCCGACTTTGAAGTCACCATCCAACATCTGCGAACGTAATGGTTCGGGTAGTGCTTGAAGCTGTGCCATGTAGCCAGTCCCCATGAGGTAAGGGTTGTCGGTAATGCGCGCACTGATGAACGTGCGCGACTTCGGCTCGATGATCTGCGTGGGTTTGTATTGCTTGGGGTCGTATTCGTACAAGCGCCTGCCGTTGTCGTCGATCACAAAGCTGTATTTGTCTTCGACCTCGGTCTCTTTGCCGTTGATCATGGCGAACCATCTGATCTCGCCATACTCAGCAGGGTTAGGGTATTTGTCGTCGATCCACGGCGCGAAGAAGTCGATGATCCATTGGCCCTCGACCGTTGTCGGCGGGTTGAATGTCAATAGCGCTTGGCATTTTTGCTTGGGGTCGACTGAACGAACCCAGCCGAGCAGCGCACGCACTTGTTGCTCAAGGAAGTTTGCAGCTTCGTCGAACGCGAGGTAATCGTGTGGGCGCCCTTGGTATTTGTTCCAATCATCGAGGTGTGGTGTCGAGCCGAATTCAATTTGCCGGTATGGGTTGCGGTCGTCGCCTTTGAGGCGCCAGATTTTATCCTGCCCATTGTACCCATCCTTATTGCCGATAAGTTCCGTGAACCGGTCAATGACACCGGTCAACTGTGTGGCTTCGCGCCGGAGGATCAATGTCTTCTGGTGTTGGGTGAGTGCCTTGCCGCAAAGCAAATCCGTTTTGCCCCCGCCAGCAGCGCCGCCGTAACCGATGACATCTGCGGTGCTCTCGAAGGCTAAAGTCTGCGGGCCCCCGAGCGGTTCCCAAACCGCCTTTAGCGTGTTGATCACGCTTTGCACGAACTTCAGTTCGTCCGGGGTCATGTATGGTATCGCGGCAGCCCAGTCAGTTTCGCTTACTTCGCGGACAGGGCTACACCATGTCGCTGAAGTCTTCGTCATCTTCGCCGTCGCTGTCGTCGATTACTTGTTCTGGGTTTTCTTGCGCAGCTTTGCGCGCCATCGCGGCGCGCATAATCGCAGCCAGCTTAACTGCAATCTGATCATCACCGAGAGGGGTCAGCGGTTGGCCGTTGGCGCCGGTGAGTTCATTGCGGATTGGTGGATTGAACTTGTTAGGGTTGTAAGCCTTGAGCAAAAAGATCGCGAGGGTGTCGCTGTATTCTTTGAAGGCCCCGAACTTGGATAGTTTCAATGTGCCTTCGAACGCGCGCCGTTGTGCTTCGTCCTCCAAGGCTTGAATACCGATCTCGACAGCGACTTCCCAGTCGGCTGCGAACACATCATCTTTCTTGCGCTCATCGTAAAGACACACACGAGAGATATTTATTTTCTCAGCCGCTTTGGTGACGTTTGGATTGTCCGCCAAGGCTAACAGGAATTCCTGCTTTTTTTGTGGGGTAAGTTTAAGGTTCATACCCACCAGTTTAGAACTCGTAGTTTTTTACATGCACACTATGAGCGCCAAGGCATTATCTCAAGCGAAGCGTGAATTTCATTCAGCAACTCGACAAGCTTAAGGATGTCAGGGCTCAAAGCTGCCAAAGTGAAAAGCCCCGACACCAAACCTTTATCGAAACGCTTCATGGGTGGCCATCCTGTTCGTCGTACACAATGACCCCCACAAAACGCCTGCGCTTGATCCGTGTAAGCATTGTCGTCTTCTCTAGGTCACTGATCATCCTCGACCTGTAGAGGTCTGGCGTAGCCGCACGACGCCGGAAAGTGCAAACGTCACGGACGTAGTGCTTAGGCAGCTTGAAGGCCCTAGCGATGGCCCCATAGCCCAAGAAACCCTCTTCATGCAAGTCCCGGATGAAATCGACCAGTTCATCGCTGACCAATGCCTTCGGGTGCGCCTCACCTACCGGGGTGTTCTTGGGACCCGCAACCCCAAACGAAATTCGTTTCTTCATAAAAAACTCCTCTTTTCCATTGATTGCCCAACCTTTCTTTTTAAAAGCCCGCTTTTCCGCCATTTGCCCAACCTAGCCCAACCTGCCCCCCTATTTTCTTATAATACCCTCTAATAATACAATATGTACTTTTAGAGACCTTTATATAGAAAAGGTTGGGCAGGTTGGCCAAGGTTGGGCAATTTACCCTTTGATGCCCTAAAAATCGATTTACCAATTATTGCGAACTTGCAAAAAATTACCAATTCGCAATATTTTACGCGTTCCGTTTAAACTTCCTAGTCCAACCCCTTATCCTCTCCCCGTTGACCAACACACGAATATGTTGATACCCGAGTGCCTTCATGGCGTCCCCGATACGCATTTCTTCCCCCCGCTTCATGTTTCTGGGGTCCATCCCGAGTGCTTCACGGGCGATGTCAATGCTACGTAGGTACGGGCGATCTGCCGGGGTGGACAATTCGCCCCCCTCGAGTTCCTCCGTCCCGCATAGCCAGTCCTGTATGACATCTGTAATGCTGTCACGGATGGTGAACTTATCGTGCTCCGCAGGGGCCAAGCGCTCAGCGTCCTCGTACATAAGGCCGACCGCATTGTATATCTCGCGGGCCTCTGCCCAGAACTGGCGCCGGTCGCGCGTAATGCCCTCGACATCACAGAACGTCACCACGTCGAATGGCAGCCACCGCCGGAGACCTGTGCTATCAGACAGGAAATGGTCTTCGTTGGTGGTGCCGAGAAACAACAGTCGCCGGGGAAACATCGTGGTGAACTCCCGAAACTTCGGGACCCACTTCTCGAAGCGCCGGGCGGTGAACGCCTTGATGCTCTCCAAATCCTTTGTGCGCAGGCCCTTCAGTTCGGGGACCTCCGCCACGAGCGCGCCACGCATCATGCGGGCCAAGTTGTCGTCTTTCTCATTGAAGTCCAGTTCAACAAATTGCTCCGGGCTTGGGGCCATGGCCGCAATGGCTGAGGATTTGCGGTAGCCCTGTGGCCCTTTGAGGATAGGCACCATATCGGCTTTGCACCCCGGATCGAGCACCCGGGCCACAAGCCCTGTCCATATATAATAGCTAACCGCCGTGGCGTATGGGGTGTCTTCAGCGCCGAGGTAGTCCGTAAGGAACCGGGCCACACGGGGTTTGCCGTCCCACTCTTGCGCGTTCAGCCATTCGATAGCCGTGTCGACCTTATTGATCTTGGCAGCCTCGGCCACCACGTCACGCATCAGTTCCTTGCCGATAGGCAGAAATTGGTACACAGCCTCCAAACGGCGGCGCATATAGACCATGTTCTCGTCGCACAGCGGGCGCCATGCTTTCTTGCCGCCACCGCGGATCACGATTTCATCCCGGAAGATGTCGTACGCAATCTCTCCGCCGATGATGTCGCTGCGCAAAACAGCGTGGTGGATGTTTTGCAGTGTGGCCTTGGGGCGCCCCATATTGGCCTTAGACGTATCACGCTCCCACCCCGGTAGGTCGCGCACTTCGATAACGTCACCGGTATCGTCGTCTTCAGACATGATGGGGGTTGTTTCTATTATCTCGAAATCGTCGGCGCGCAGGCCGTATGCGTCTTCAAAGTCTGTATCGGTCTTGTTCGACTGGCACGAGGCGTGAAGGCAAACGAAATGCCCTCGATCATAACCGCGCGATCCCTTGGGGAAATAGGCTGTGGCGCTGATGTCACTATCTTTACTGTGTTGGTCCTTGAAAGGGCACTCTATAAAGCCCTGCCCCTCTTGGCCGTAGTCGAGGATCATGCCTTTGTCTTCAAGCGCCTTCATAGTGGCGTCGGCCACCACTTCGCCGTCGCTACGCTCTTTGCGCTTGCCTGCTTTGGTTTCGAACGCATCGCCGGTCGAGAATTCCAGATCGAGCGCAGCCCACAGCGTTTCGAATTGCGCAGGGGTCAGGCGCACAAAGTCCTGTTTGCCTGACCAGTCGACGAAGTACCGGGCCTTATCCGGGTGTGTGCCCGCGAATATAAACTGCTGGCCGTTGGCGAGGAATTCTATGATGCCGCCATCGACCCGCAGGATACGCTTCTTGAATTCACCGTCCACCCAGACAGGAATGAGCACCTTGCCGCTATCTTTGCGTTGGCGGCATGGCACGTTCTGCTTCAGCCACAGTTCGACGAACACGCGCACGCGGTCGGCCTTGATAGCATCAGGAATGTCGATGTCCAGCGCGCGCAGGTTGCGCGTCTGGATGCAGATGCCGTAGTCGCCCTGCGCCCGCCACCGGGCTATCTCCGCTTTGGTAGTGGTCTTCTCGGTCCACTTGCCAAGGCCGCACACTTCACCGCTGCGCGTATAGATCGACGGCGTTTTGCCGAGCGACTTCATCGTCGAGTTTGCGCTGATAGGCGCACCGGGGTTGGATACCACCGGTAACAGGTCGTCCGACAGGCCGAGGTCAATGAGTTTCTGCCAGTCTTCGGGCGTGGCGCCCCATGTGTTTTTCGTCATGGTACTCTCAGTGTTGGGTTTTGGAGGCGGCGCGGCGGATTTCGTCTGACATTGCTCGAAGAGATTTCTGCCCCGGTTGCGTAACATGGGCATCGATATATTCCGCGAGGTCTGACAACACGCCGTAGGTGATGATGCTGGCACCCACTCCGATACGCGGGCCGTATTCAGCTAAGAAACGCGCCGCAACTATGTCCAGTTCTGCGCGTAAGCGCCGGTGCAGTTCTTGCCCGATAAGGTACTGATCTTGAGGGATCATAGCTTTTTGCCCTTCCCGGATTGCTTCGTGGCAGCAGCAAAGACACCGCCACGCATGGACGATACTCTTTGGTTTTGCGTCTGGGTGCCATACACCTTCTGCTTGGCCCGCCCCTTCTTCAAACCAGCAACGTGTTTTTTAAACTCGCGCTCGTCGCCGATGGGGCAGAAGAACTTCGTATTGCTCGTTTCAACCAGTTCCTCGAACTGGTCCAGCAAGTGCTGGCGCTCGAAGCTGATTGTTAGAAGCCCTTGGCCGTCATAGCCGCGGGCGGGCATTGGTGGACAGATAGTGATTTTCATTTTTATGCTCTCGCTTTTTCTAGAATGTTATTGGGATGACGCAGGATGATTTCGGTCAGCCTGACCGCTTTCCCTGAAGCAACGCCGGGGTATGAGTAGTCGACCACCTGAAGCCGCAGATCAGCTACCATGCCGTTCAGCAGTGCGTCACGTTTTATGTTGCGAACTTCAGCGAGGTGGAAGGCATTAGCCAACGCCACGTAGTTTCCGCTCTCGACCGATACACGCGCGGGCCCACAAACCGTGGACGCGTAGAAATACGGCGTGCCCTCCCCACCATCCGGGTTCGGGTGAAACCGGGATGCGCTCGGCTTTGTTCCGATTTCAATGAGCCTTGAAATATCCCAAGGATCAGAGGGCACAAACCCGGTACCGTATTTGAGGTAGTCGTTAGTAGGACCACCGTAATCGGATACCTTGGCAAAAGCAGGAGGCGGGAGCCCCTCGTAAGCGCGGCAAAAGAACAATGTCACGTTGGTGATCTGGTATTCGCGGAGTTCGCTGTTTAAGGTTATAAGCATCACTCACCCCCGTCTGGCTTGGGAGCGGCGTATGTCGAGCTAATACGGGTCATTAGCGGTGGACATTGCGGTCTTGCGGCAAGCATGGCAACCGCAGCATCAGCATCGCGCTTGTGTTCATCAAGAATTTCGACAAGCCCTTCCTTGGTGCTGTAAACGCTGCTGTGCCAGCCTTCGTTTGAAATTCTGCGGGCGAGTGCAATACAGGCATCCGCATCCGCATCACCAACGCGAAGCTGGGCTAGGCGCTCGCGGGCTGCTTCCGTAAGCAGGTCAATCCAGTCGAGCGCTAGTGTCACGTTTCCGTCGATACGTTCTTCATTTTCCGCATATGATATAGCTTCGGCAAGCGCGGCCAGTTTGTCGAGGGCCTGTGGTTTTGGCTGCACCTTGGCGATAACAGCGCGGGCTGCTGTCAGCAGGTCACGTTTCAAGCCATACGAAAGCAAATCGAACTGTAAAAAATGTGGCCGCAGAACATCAAAAATCTGTTCATCCGTCAGCGTCGCGCTAGGGAACTCTTGTAATCCAACTTCATTGGTCATTTTAAAATCTCCTAATTGGTTTGTGTGGCGCCCGGTCGGCGACGAAGGAAATGGCTAAAAAACCCTCGCCGCCTTGCCCGAGCGATCAGGCAACTTGGTCCGCTTCCGCAAGGAAACGAAAATGTTTTCGCGCTTCGCGTTCTGTTTTAAACGCCCGGGTTTTATTGTCGTGCGTAGTGCTTACGCAAAACTCCCCGCAACCACGCCGAGACAAGACGACATGGCTGTCGGTCTGTTTCAGGTGCTTGCTGTCGATGAAGCCTTCCATACTGCTATAAGCTTTAATTTCTGGTTTGATCTCGTTAGCCATAGCGCGCCTCAATAGTCTTGAACGTCAAGGGTGGTGCTGGCAACGATCTCGATATGCTCAACAAAGAAATTGCCGAGAGTATCGTCGTCGAGAGCAGCTATAACCCGAGCGGCGTCTCCTAAAGTCTTGCACAAGCATACGCTCGACCAGTCGTCGGTGGTGCCTTCACGCACTTCGTAGAAATCTAATCTATCCGACATGGTGCACCTCCGCTTGAGGCTGGCGACGTGAGACTTCATCGAAAACAGCGACGCTCTCGTTGCTAAAAAGACTGCCCTTCAGGTGGTCTTGGTATTTTTTGTGCAAACCAGCTACGCCGCTAATGGCTTCCGAAATGCTCATACCGTCGATCACTAATTCGGTTACAAGTCCTACAATTGTTTGGTGTGTTGTTTTCATTAGGTGTATTCCTTTTCGCTCGGTTGTATTGACCGTCACCTCGCGGCGACACACAACCCATACCCGTATTCGGTGTGACCGGTCAAGCAGCCAAATAAAAATAAATTTTAAATAAAAATAATTTACCTACTTGCAATGGCAGATTTCAGCCAGTTAATCGTTCATACACGTTCGCCTATGAATTTTTCTTTAAAAAAGGCACTTGCGTCATTACTCCGAATACGAGTAGAACTTATCACAACACCGCGGCAAGCCCTCGGATACAACAAACACTATAGGAGATACGAATGTCACTTGAACAAACAGTCGAAAAGCTGACCGCCGCGATTGAGGGCTACACAAAAGTCCTTCAAGCAGCTATCAGCACAGCCGGGGGTCAAGTCGCCGCCGCAGCACCAACAACAACTACCGCAGGCAAAACCACCAAGCCAGCAGCCAAAGCCGCTGAGCCTGAAGCAGCACCGGTTAGCAAACCTGCCACCGGTAAGAAAGCGAAAGTTGGTCTCGAGTACGAAACCGTTAAAGCCCGCACGCTCGAAGTGCTGGCCGAGAAAGGCCGCGATGTGGTTTCCGCTGTCCTGCAAAACTTCGGTGATTTCGCCAGCGCCAAGGAACTGGACCCATCACAGTACGCCGAGTACATGGTCATGCTCGACCAAGTGATGACGGCAGATGACGACAGCGCCGCTGACGACGAAGAAGAACTCGCATAATACCTAACAGAAACAGGGCGGTTTGCCCGCCCTGTTTTTACTTCCGCGTGACGCGCGGCGTGGCTAGAAGCGGTGAAAATTCAGCCGCCCATATCTGGTAACGCGCGTCACACGGAAGTAAAAACGAACCGAGCGAAAAAGGAAAACACATGCACGATCTATCAGGTATCCAAGCCCTGCACGACAAACTGGAACAACGCAAACAAGACGAACTGGCGCAGGTTGTGTACCAGTTTGCCGCGGAGCAGGGGGCCATCTACGGTCTCGACAATGTGCTGCGCGAAATGCGTTCAATCCCTCTCAGCAACGGGGAATAACCATGGCGCACGTCGCTGAAACATACTACCCATCGAACATCGCTTTTCAGGTTTTGAAAAACAAAATCTACAAGCTGTCGTGGGACCAACACGGTCGCCCTCATGTGAAGCTGCTGACCAAAGGCAGCGCCCTCACCACGGCGAACGACCCGAACATCAACAAGAACCTGCGCGACGCGCTGGTCGCAGCCTTTGAACGCGGAGACATAGCATGACGCACTTATACTTAGACGACGGCGTAACGAACTGGAAATTCACCAAGCTGCCCAAGTTCGCAGTAACCTCGCGCATGTACCGGGGATCGTATGCCACAGTGGCCATCACCGGGCGGGGTGTTCTTTACGCGTGCAACTCTTCGGGATCGCTACAGCGTAATGCGATTATGGTGCGCCGCACCCGGATGTCTTCCGGTTTCGAAAGCGATTTGCTCGAAGCCCTATGTTCTTTCGGCATGATCGACCGCGCATGGCTCGACACCCTGTTCGCCGACCAAAAGAAAGCAACCGGTGACAGGTCGTTGGAGAGTTTGAAATCAGAACTCGCCGAAGCGTTTACCAACGCGAAGATAAAACTGTCGGATAAAACATTCGGCAAGATCGCCCGCGCTATAGCCGACCACGGCATTTCTTACTACCGGTACCGCTAATGAGACCCCGCCGGTATACATGCCACGTCAACGGCGAAAGTTACGCTGGCACAGCGGAGCAGCTTGTCTCCCGGTGCGAACTGCGCGCTGCGGAGGCAAACCGCGAAGGCAACCCAGTCTTGCAGCATACGTTTTTGCAGCAGGCCGAATACTTTAAAAGGATAGACCAATGAGCGATACAGAACACTCACGCTTCGGCCCTTCAAAAATGCAAAGCACTATCGCCTGCCCCGGCGCTAGGGCGATGGAGAGCACCTGCCGCAACAGCACGTCAAAATACGCTGCTGAAGGAACGGCTGCGCACCAGCTTCTAGAATGGGCTATCGACGACGGCAAGTTCTATGCCGCAGCTTATAAAGGCCGCATCATCCGGATCGTGGAAGGCAAGGGCGTCCACACCAAGCGCTTTGAATTTACGGTCGATGAAGATATGATCGATAACGTCCAAATCGTTTTGGATAAAGTGCTGAAGCGCGTCGACGAATACAAACTGCTTGGCGCGGTTAAGGTGACGATTTTCTCCGAGACCCGTTTTGACTTCAGTCATATCGTTGGGGTGCCCGGGCAGTTCGGCACTGCCGACATCGTTGTGATAGCTGAATTTGCTGATGGCACAGCGCGTATGGCTGTCGAGGATTTGAAGTACGGGCAGGGCGTTCGGGTATTCGCTAAAGATAACCCCCAGTTAAAAACCTACGGGCTGGCTGCTTTTGACTTCTACACCATGGTGTATGACATCAAACTGATCGACGTGGCCATCCACCAGCCACGCCTCAATCACTACGACGAAGACACGCTGACCGCTGCCGAATTGCAATCGTTCGCCCCTGTCATCCACGCGGCTGTGCAGAAAGCGCAGCAGCAGCTTGAACAGTTCGAGATCAATCGCGACGCGAAGAAACTCGACCTTGTACCGGGAGAAAAGCAGTGCAAGTTCTGCAACGCCAAGGCCAAATGCCCCGCGTTTGTTGGCGCCGCGTTGAAGAAGGTCGTCGACGATTTCGACGATCTGGACGAGATCAAAGGCGACGTAATAAAAAAGCGCGTCGCGGATAAAGTTGAGGCGCTCGACGACGGCACTATCAGCCTTGAAGAACTCGCAGCTATCAACGAAGCCGCCGATATGATCGATGATCTGTTGAAGGCAGTCCGCGGGCGCATTGAAGCTGAACTGCTGCAATCTGCTAACGATCCTGAAGTGCAGGCCGTTCTCCGGCACAAGATCGTGCAAGGCAAGAAAGGCAACCGCGCGTGGAAAGTGCTTTCCGCTGCGGAAGACTTGATGAAGTCAATGCGACTGAAGCAAGACCAGATGTATAATATGAAGCTGATTTCACCCGCGCAGGCTGAGACGTTGTTGAAAAACAACCAGCGCCGATGGAGTAAATTAGCTGATCTAATCACGCAACCGCCGGGGCAACCCTCGGTCGCGCCGATAAGTGATAAGCGCCCTGCGCTTGTCATCAAACCTGTGTCGGAGGATTTTGTTGATCTCGACGATACAGACAATAACGATATGGTGTAAACCATGCCGCAAAAGAAGACCTTTAACCCAAGCAATTACCCCAACTATTTTAGAAAAGGAAAAAATACCATGATCGTTAAACTGAAAAAAACTCGTCTGGCTTTTGCGCACCTGTTCAAGCCTCAAGCTTTTGAAGGCGGCACAGGCGAACCGAAGTTTTCGGCCAGCTTTTTGATTGACCCTAAAGCACCGGTCATCAAGGAACTGGAAGCCGCGATGAAAGATGTTGCCATCGCGAAATGGGGCCCGGAGAAAGGTCCTAAAATTCTGGCGCAGTTGAAGACGCAAGATCGAGTTTGCCTCCGTGATGGCAGCGGCAAATCCGAATACGATGGCTTCGAAGGCATGAAGTACGTTGCCGCTAGCAACGCCACCAAACCTTTGGTTGTTGACCGCAACAAAAACGAATTGTCATCGGTAGATGGCAAGCCGTATGCTGGTTGCTATGTCAACACGTCCGTCGAAGTCTGGGCTCAGGACAACAAGTACGGCAAGCGCATCAACGCTTCCCTGCGTGGCGTCCAGTTCGACAGCGACGGCGATGCCTTCTCGGGCGGCGGCGCTGCTTCTGTTGACGAGTTCGATGACCTCGGTGACACCGGGGATGACGACGACATCGCCTAACTATATACTAAGTGCAGGGCGGCAGCGTCCGCCCTGCTCTTCGGTAAGTGACCGGTGAACACCGACGCGCACAGAACCTTAGCGGTTGCGACCGGCCACTTTCCGAAGAGTAAATCTTCAATAACCTACAGCGAAAAGGAACACCCTATGCACTTCCCTACATTCAATAACATCGACGGTTCGCTGAACCTCGAAAAGCGCGCGCAGAAATTGGTATCGACGACGGCGATGAACCTTAGCACCGGGTTGCACCGCCTGCGCATCGTGTCGAACGGCTACGCAGAAGGTATCAACGAACTTTCAGGTCCCCAACGTGATGCCCTCGTCACCAACCTGATTTCGCTTAGCGAAGACATCAGCACGCTGCGTCAACTCGGCGGTCAAACTTTTGTCGATGCTTTGCTGCTGCAAAACCTCGACGGTCGTGACTTCTACGAAGAGCAAGGCAAAGAACTGTTTGGCAGCATTAACAAGCACGCCGACGAAGCTGGCCACATCAAAATATTTGAAGCTTTGATGAACCGTTTCCAACCACAGCGAGTTGAACTCGACGATGAACTCGGCGATGACGATACTGCTGAAACAGCCACCGACGAAGCTACTGTTGAAACGCCGGAGGCTGGTGACGTTGACACCGTGAACGCCGCAGCGTAAACCAAATCCATCCCCGACTGGCAAGGACCGGGGTATGAAGATGGAGCCGACTTCATCGGAAGTCCTTGCCGCTTTTATTTCTTACACCGAGAGGATTACATGACCAGTCTTGCTAGAAAAATCAAACGCCGTCAGTCGGGCGGTAAAACACCGGGGGACAAGGTTAGCCGCGAGAACGCTTTCCATGCGCGCGTGGCTACTGAGAACAGGGTTATGACGCATGTCACGTACCTGCATCCGACGAAAGGCTACCGCCACCGCAACAAAAACGGCGTGGCCTTGGCGCAGGCGTCGAAGAGAGACATTCTCGACAAAGTGATCTGGCCGATGGTTCAACGCTGCCAGCAAGCCCATAAACGGGCCAAGCTGATGGCAAAAATCGGCGAAGCCCAACAACGCGTTGCAAAGGCCGCGGACAAAGCCTTGAGAACCTTCACAAAGAAACCGGTGAGCAGCTATGAGTAAATTCGAACCCGGAGATAAAGTCGTCCAGATTGCTGACAAAAACAGCCGTATAGGGCGCGTCTACGCTTACTACGAAGCCACCGGTACGGCGTACGTTATATGGGCTTTCGGTGAAGCTGCTGTGCCTCATCTAGACAGCACATTGGCGTTCTATTTCAGTGAAGAACCGTTGGCGCCACCATCGGTCAACGTATGTGATATGCCAGCTACGACCACCGGTATCGACGCGACACTAGAACAACGCGGTACCAAATACGGCGACTTCAACGAGCACGCACATATCACACAAGCTATTAAAGCTGCTATGCGGGACAGCCCTAATTGGGCGAAGCTGCCGCCTCAGATGAAAGAGGCGATGGAAATGGTGGCGCATAAGTTCGGGCGCATCCTGAATGGCGATCCGAATTTCCACGATAGCTGGCACGACTGTATCGGCTATCTGCGCCTTGTCGAAAAAGACCTGAAGCCGGAGGCTCACGATGTCGTCGGATAACCTTGACGTTATCACCGGGGAGATACTGCGAGACCTGCGCACCCGCTGCAAACTCACCCAAGAACAATTGGGTAGTGCGGTCGGTCTTGGGCAGCAAGCTATCCAGAAATACGAAAGCGGCAGCGTGCGTATCACGCTGACCCGTTTGTTCGATCTGACAAAAGCGTTGAGCATAGCGCCTTACGATTTTGTCTGGTTGATCGCCACCCGGCATGGGGACGCCATGCGCCAAAAACGGAGGAAAAAATGAACGGCTATCTTGTCCTAGCTGGTATTGTATCTTGTTCACTTGGGGCGTATCTAATATCTCACGTCGTGGTACCGCGTGAAGCACACCGGCAGGAAGTGGTGCGGGAATGGAATTGCGCTCACTACGGCGAAGCTATCAACAAATTGGCAGGCAGTGAAGTCTGCCCACCAACACCCCACGGCTGAACCATGTCCTACTTCGACGACAACGAAGATTATATTATTTACGGCATGACCCGTGGTTGGCGACGGTACGCTGGCACCCAGACGCAAAACCCGCCGCGCCCTCCAAAGAGCCGCGTCGCATCACTTGATGAATTTGAAAACCTAGATGAATTTGAGGACCTAGATAAATGAGCACAGAACAGGTTCCGACGTGGGTGTTGCTAAAACAGATGCAGTGGGAAGCCATGAGTAATCGCTTGCGCAAACGGCAGGCGCGGGATGAAGCCGTACTCAACAACAGAGAAAAGAAATGACCGAACTTTACCAAGATACCGAGACCTACTGCGAGACCCCCATCCGCAACGGCCTGCACCGTTACGCGGAGGACGTTGAGATCATGGTCTTCGCGTATGCCGTGGACAACGACCCGGTAACGGTCCTCGATCTCACAGCCGGTGACAAGATACCGAAGGAAATCCTACGTATGCAGGACGCGCCCGACGTGGTGAAAGTCATGCAGAACTCGCAGTTCGACCGCACAGTCCTGCGGCACGCCATGGACATTATCATTCCGGTTGAACAGATACACGACACGATGATCCAAGCGCTTGCGCATGGTCTCCCCGGCGGTCTCGACAAGCTGTGCGATATTTTGCGCATCCCTTTCGATGAAGCGAAAGACAAAGCCGGTAAGCAATTGATCAACCTGTTCTGCAAACCTCGCCCTAAGAATATGAAACTGCGCCGCGCTACCCGGCACTCCCATGCCGTCGAATGGCAGCAGTTTCTTGACTACGCTGGGATGGATATAACATCCATGCGCGCGATCAAAAAGAAAATGCCGATGTGGAATTACCAAGGCTTCGAGCACGAACTGTGGCAGCTTGACCAACGTATCAACGACCGTGGGTTTAAGGTCGACACTGAATTGGCGCAGGCGGCTATCCGGGCAATCGAAATCGCTCAGAAGAAATTAGCCAAGCGCACGTCCGATCTGACACACGACGACGTGCAGAAGGCGACACAGCGCGACCGTATGTTGAAGCATATTTGCGATTACTACGGCGTAGTGCTGCCAGACCTCAAGAAGTCAACACTAGAGCGTCGGGTGAACGATACCGATTTGCCTTGGGCTGTGCGTGAACTGCTTGCCATACGCCTTGAAGCCAGCATGACCGGCACTAGCAAATACCAAAAGCTGATCGATGCTGTGTCTTCGGATGGCCGGTTACGTGGCACGCTTCAGTTTGATGGTGCCAGCCGCACCCGCCGCTGGGCTGGTCGTGTTTTCCAACCGCAGAACTTAATGCGCCCCACTCACAAACAAGCTGAAATCGACATCGGCATTAAAGCTTTGAAGATGGATGGTGTGGACCTGATAGAAAGCAACGTCATGGGCATCGTCGGGTCGTGCATCCGCGGCGTCATTATACCAAGCGAGAATAAGAAGCTGATCGTGTCGGATTTGTCCAACATCGAAGGGCGTCTAGGCGCGTGGCTTGCGGATGAATACTGGAAGCTGCAAGCTTTCGCGGATTACGACGCCGGTGAGGGCGCCGACTTGTACCGGGTTGCCTACGCCAAGGCGTTCGGTATTGACGTGTCGCAAGTTGACGGCGGCAAAGACAAAGGGCCTAACCGCCAAATCGGCAAGGTCATGGAACTGATGTTGCAATACGAAGGCGGCGTCGGCGCGTTCCTCACCGGGTCGCTTACCTACAACATTGACCTTGACGAACTGGCCGAGATAGCTTGGCCGGAAATACCGGAGAGTATCAAGCAAGAAGCAATGGGCTTTTACGACTGGACTGTGCAGCACCGGCGCAGCACCTTTGGGCTGACCAAGAAAGTTTTCTGCACCTGCGACGCGTTGAAACGCTTGTGGCGTTTAGCCCATCCGCAAATCTCTTCGCTGTGGAAGGACCTAGCTAACGCCGCCCGCAGCGCGATCCTCAATCCGGGTAAAGAATACCCATGCCGCCATGTGACCTTCATCCGTAAGGGCGCTTGGCTTAGAATGTTGTTGCCGTCGGGCGCCTGCCTTTGCTACCCAGCGCCGCGCGTTGAGGGCAACGAGATAACCTACATGGGGATGAACCAATATTCAAAACGCTGGCAGCGCATCAAAACATACGGCGGCAAGTTCCTCGAGAACGCCTGCCAGTCAGTCGCGCGTGATGTTATGGCCGACCGTATGCCTAATATCGAAGCCGAAGGCTATAATATTTTGCTCACAGTCCACGACGAACTGATCACGGAAGCCCCGGATCAGGAAGAGTGGAATGAAAAAGAGTTGAGCAGACTGCTATCCACGGCTCCGTCATGGGCGCCGGGATTACCTCTAGCCGCTGGTGGCTTTGAGGCACAACGCTACCGGAAGGACTAAGACAATGATCGTCGAACATAGAAGAACAGGTACCAAGTATCGCATCATCGGCGAGGCTTGGTGCACAGACACCCAGCGCCCCACCGTGGTGTATATCAGCCTGACCAATGGCTGCATTTTCACCCGGGATAAAGAACGCTTTGACGCGCGCTTTAAAATCGTCGACAGCAACCCCCAGTTAGGGCTAGAACCAAACACCGATCAACCCGAACTACAATTTCCGGAGCGTGGTACGCATGTCGATCAAGTCGCCTGAAGAAACACGCGAAAGCGATGTCGAAAAACATCTGGTCAAACAGGTGAAGCGCTTCAGGGGAGAAGTGCGTAAGCTGCAATGGATCGGGCGCAATGGCGCGCCCGACCGCGCGGTGATGCTCAATGGCGTCCACCTCGTCGAACTGAAACGCCCCGGTGCAGAACCGAAGCCACATCAGGTTCGCGAACATATCCGCCTGCGCAGGCAGGGTGTAAAGATTTACGTGCTCGACAGCATCGCCGCTGTTGATAGTTTTATCGGTCGTATCTGCGGTGCGCGCGTATGAAATACACCCCCCGGCCATACCAAAAGATCATCACGAGACACATTCTGGAAAACCCTCGCTGTGGTGTGTGGGCTGGGATGGGCCTTGGGAAGACCGCTAGCACGCTTACGGCTATCGATGGGCTCATACTAGCGGGCGAGGTGTCGAAGGCTACGCCTGCCCTAATCCTAGCCCCGTTGCGCGTGGCCCGGGATACTTGGCCTGATGAAGTCGCTAAATGGGACCATTTAAATTACATAACCATACAGGCTATGGTGGGCGAAGAAGCAGAACGCCGGGCCGCGATGGCGCCGGGGGCTTTGGTATACACCTTGAATTATGAGAACTTGCCGTGGTTGGTTGAACAACTCCAAAGGCAGAAACGGCCTTGGCCTTTCCGCACCGTTGTCTCGGACGAAAGCACCAAGCTGAAGGGGTTCAGGTTGCAGCAAGGGACCAAACGCGCGCGGGCTTTGGCGCAGGTAGCCCACGTTAAAGTCGACCGCTTTATCGAGTTGACCGGCACCCCCGCGCCCAACGGTTTGCAGGACTTGTGGGGCCAAGGTTGGTTCCTAGACGGCGGGTTACGTCTCGGTCGTACGCACGATGCTTTCAAGCAGCGTTGGTTCCAGCGCTCCCACTCAGGCTACGGCATCGAGCCTTTGGATTTTGCGCAGGTGCAAATCGAAGATAAAATGCGCGACATCTGTATATCACTGAACGCCGCGGATTATTTCGATATTAAAAAGCCAATAATAAATATCATCACAATCGACCTCGATAAAAAGTCTATGGCTTTATACCGGGATATGGAGCGGCAGATGTACGCCGAGATCGAAGGCGAGGGCGTTGAAGCTTTCAACGCTGCGTCCCGCACGAACAAGTGTTCGCAGCTTGCTAACGGCGCAGCCTATTTGGGCGATGCAGACGACGAAGGCCCGCGCAAATATGCGGAGATACACAAGCTAAAAATCGACGCGCTCGAAGACATCATTGAAGAAGCCGCCGGTATGCCGGTGTTGGTAGCGTATTCGTATAAGAGCGATCTCGCCCGGCTCAAAAAGCATTTCCCGGCGGGACGTGATCTATCCGAGGCCGCGAACTTGAAAGCCTTCAAGGAAGGCAAAGTACCGGTAGGGTTTGCGCATCCGGCCAGCCTCGGGCATGGGGTCGACGGCTTACAGAACGTCACTAATATCTTGGCGTTCTTTGGCGTTGACTGGGACTTGGAACTGCACGATCAGATCATCGAACGTGTCGGCCCGGTGCGCCAGCTACAGGCTGGCTTTAACCGCCCGGTGTTCTTGCACTACATCATGGCCCGTAACACGGTCGACTTTCTGAAGTATGAGCGCCTAACCTCGAAGCGCAGCGTTCAGAGTATTTTGTTGGAAGCTTTAAAACACCGCAAGAAGGAGAAGTACGATGACATTGTATGACCAGATCGATAAGACAGTTTTGCTTGAAGCGGAAAAGAAGTGGGCCAAAGAGGGCCACGCTACTTACGCATCGGTGTTGACTTCGTTGTGCGAGGCGCTCGAGAAGGCGGGCTACGTGCTCGTGCCCTTTCCCGGGGCGCACGAGGCCGCTCTCAAAAAGTCACGCCCGCCTATCGTGATGGCGCCACGTAAACCCACTGCTGAAGATTTCAGCGACATATGCTAGGGCGGGCTATCCAGCGAGTGCACGAGGCGGGCTTCAGAATAATGATCCATGAAGACGCTAGGTGCTGGGTGGCGTCGGCCCTCGGCGACACGCCCGGGGCAAAAGCAAACGGCGCGATGTATACACGCGCCGTCGGCTTGGGCAGCAGCCTTGATGAAGCTTTAAAAATGCTGATCAGGAAGCTAGATGAATTAGCGTTCAGCGATATGGTTTAGGAACCGCAGCGCGCCTTCCGGGTTTTGTCGTGGTCTAGTATTTGCCGCTTCGTACCGGGGGTGTCGCTTGGGTGGGCCACGATATAGCGCGTCCAAGAACAGCCGCTATCAGCGATCATCTGCGGGGCGCATCCACCCACCATCAAAAAGCTGCTGGTCAACAACAGGATCAGTAAGTTTCCGCGTTTCATCTTCGATCTTCTCTCTCGTCTTCGCTGCTTTGTTATTGTCTTTGAGGCCTGCGACAAGCGCGGCGTTCTCGCATTTTATCTTGCTCGTATGCGCTGCGTAAAAATACACGGCACTGACAAAGGCGACACCAAAGACACCGAGCAGTAGGTAAACACGCACCGGGGTGAACCATTCAAGAAATTTCATTTCGCACCTTGCAAACAGAGTTTGACTTCATCATTGCGCCGCGCGATCAAACCGAAACAGTTATTCGCCCTAACCCGGCAGTCACGCCCACCGGCGCGGTACCAGTTTAGCATGGCGCGGCACCCCCCGGCAAGGTCGCCCGCGTTGGTGCGGCGGAGCACTTGGCTCTTGGTGTAGCCCGCAATGCCCACGTTGTAGGCAAAGCTTGTGTGCGCGGTCAACAGTTCCGGGGTGGGGATGATGGTTAGTTTGGCCGCTACTTGCCCCATGAATTGAGCGATGCGTTCTTTATCGCTGAAGCTGCATTGCAAAAGCGTGCGTACTTCATGTGGTTTGACGTTGAAGGTATCGCCAGAGCAGATCGTCCATACACCGCCGACATCGCGGTAGGCTTTGGTCTTCGTGTCTTCCTTCGTAGGAATAAAAGACAAGGCCAGCACCATTGCCGCAGACAGAACACCCCCGGCGATTTTATCTCTAGTTCTCATGGGGTAATGATCCCAACTTTTTGCAGCATGTAGATTATAGCGGCGCCAAACCCGGTGCACAGAAACCCGATGAACCCGACAACGCCAAGAACTTTGTTCTTGTGGGCCTCGTGGTTCATCAGCATAGGTTTGACGTTTTCGTTTGTGTCTTTGTTGATCTCGTCAATACGCCGGTGGGCGGCAGCGATGTCACGTTCGTGGCCGACATCGCTACGGATCAGGTCCATAAGCTTACCATCCATGGAGATCGTGCGCTCGTGCACAGTCTTAAGGTCCGCGGCTATGCCGCCTATCTTCTCGAGCAGTTCGTCGGCGATGTTATCGGCCATGTAAAAATCTCCTACACGTTGCTCAGATTGATAAAGCAAAGGCGATGCCAAGCGCGGCACCCCAAAGTGGTTCTGAGTAAGCCCAAGAACTTGTCCCATGTTTAAACCTATACAATGAGTTGCCAACAAAATACACCGCGGGCATCGCTACCCCAGCTAGCCACATAGGCCAAGCACCGCCAAGCGCTAGAGCCATAAACCCACCGGCGAAAGCGCCGTATTGTGCTGCTTTTTTCACGCCGTAAGAACGACCAAAACCTTTGTCGATGTACTCACCCCACGCGCCTGCGTAATCACCAACAGCGCCAGCCTCTTCACCCATAGACATGCGCAACAACGCGAACCCAGCGATGAACAATATCGCCCCAAACAAGGGCAACATAAAAAAAGAATACGCACCCACAAGAAGCAGAGATAAGTGGAAGCCGTTCAACACCGGTAAGTTAATGCCAAGCTTTTCGAGGTGGCCCCCTTTAAGGGCAACAGCCGCCGCGAAAACTAGGGTCGAGATAAGCAGGATCATTACGAGAACTCTACCGTCGTTGAACCACTCGAATTTATATCTGTCAGTACGTAACTTGCGAATGGTGGGATGATATAGAAGCTGGCGCAATTATTATTACCCACATTCGAATACCCGTAGCCAATCGTAAATGGTGTACCACCGTTAATAGCTAGGGTAGTTAAAGTTCCACCAGCCGTAGCTGCAAAGACTATAATCATCGCAACTCCACGCAAGTTAAAGCGCCTGAGGTAACAGTCATCGTGTAAGTTGAGCCGGGCGGTATAGGTATTGTCGTGCTTCCGCTGTTGTTAGCAACAGTCACACATGAGGCGACGGTGACACCATTGACCACGGCTGTAAATGTTTGAGTTATGGCTGCGCCGTAACCGGCAATCACTGTAATAGGTCTACCTGTATCATTGACATACGGTGTGCCGCTAGTGCGTGTTACGGTTTGCCATTTCTGACCGTACCCACTTGACGACATTGCCGTAAAAGCCTCGCCCCCTGCACCTTGAACAGTTGTAGGTGCGGTTGCCCATGTGCCTGCCGTGGTTTCTGTGATGTCGATAAAGCCTGCAACTCTGTAAGGTAAGTTTGTGCGCGCCGTGGTCGAATAAATTGTGGTGGCGCTATTTGATGATCCACTAATCGCAGTTGTGCTTATAAGGCCAGTTTCATCAAGGTTCACGCCCCCGCTCATATTGCAGACGGCGACCTCAACCGTACCAGCATTGTCGATAGCCAATACGGCTAGACGCGCGGCCACACCGTTGACGGTACCGAGCGTAGAACCAGACGACACGACCACGGAAACGTCCGCAGCTACCGCGCGCCTGTTGACCACACCGCTTGTCAGTGAAGACGAACGGAAGTCCACAGTGTTACCGGCTTTTAAGGTGATGGTCAGGGCGTTGGCGTTTATCGACGCCGCCAGATAGAATTGCGTTTTCGGTACCAAAGCCGCAAGGGCTTGGGCCCCACGCAACGGTGTAAGCGCAACAGTGTTGAGGGTGCCTGCTTCAGCTTCGGCTTGCGACGCAACCGGTACGCTCAGCGTCAAAGTCTCGTTCGCGCCGGGGTTGGTTACGGTTTTGCCGACCAAACCGGAAACAGCAACGGCGCTGTCGAGCACCGAAGAGGTGGTATCTGCTGCTGTAACTTTCACGGTGCCTGAGGCAGCAATGGCTGTAGCAGCAGCCGCGTCCGCTGCTACGACATCAGCGTGGGTAAGGACGACATCAGCGTGGGTAAGGACGACATCAGCGTGGGTAAGGACGACATCAGCCGCGGTGGCTGCGGCGTTGGTGGTGGTGGTGCTTACCGCGGTAGCCAACGCAGTGTCCATGGCGATAAGATCGGTTTCGCTGACGACCAAGTTACCGGCGGCATCAAAGCCGATTACCTTCAAAGCGCGGAGCGTTTTTGTTGGCAGTTCCGTGATTAAGTCGGTGCCGTCAGAGATAGGTATTTTCAGAGCGCGGCTCAAAGGGCCGCGCGTTTGTTGGATCAAAGCGACTACCTTATCGAGCGCGTTGTTGAGCACGCTGGGGAAGAACCCGCCGAGGTTGGTTATCTTTACCTTTTGGGTGGTTGGGATGGCGCTCGTAATGACGAGGATATAGTCGAGTGTTAGCGCAGTATCGAGTGTGACCACACCACCCGGGGCTACGTCCTGATTAGTGTTTAGGGCGACGGTATAATCAGCCGCGTCGAGGGTCGTTTCGTTACCATCGGTATCAGTGACAACCACCACCACTTCGTCAGCAGCAAAGACTTTAAAACCGAAATCGAATTCGGTGTTAGCGCCTGTGCCGAGAGCGGGTTCTGTTACGCGGTCTTCGTTGTTGATCATGGCAAAATCCTGTGTCTATCGTAGTTTAGCCAACCGGGCTACCTTTATGCACACCCCTGATCTACTGCTCAGGCGGGCCAAATATTAGGCTTGCTGGGTTAGCGGTATCACCATTCATCATAGCCACCGCGCCATCCAGCGTTTTATTTATTTGTGTCGAAGGTAAGCGCAGCGTGACCCCAGCCACGTTCACAAGGCTGCGGCGCAGGGCGGTATCGAATTCGCCTTGGCCAATTTGGGAACCGAGTTTGTCCAGTTCGCTAAAGAACCGGAGGCCAGCGGGGCCCCCGTACGAGAAGTCGTATTGGTTGACGCCCAAAGCTTTTTCAACAGCAGCGCTGGTTTCTCTCGCCCCGATCAGCATACCAAATGCGAAACTGATTTGCTCGTGTGCGTAGCGCTTTGCCAATTTCTCCGGGTCGGCCCAGTCGTCATCACCAGACGCGATGCCGTGGACAATCGTGCCTAATGTGGCTGGGACAACGTACAGCAGGAAGTAATCACCGGCGAGACGCATGACATCGAGAGGGTCTTTAAAGTTGGTCTTCGATGTCTGCTCAACCGTCAATTGCCACGTCGTTGAGAAGTAGCCGTAGAAAGTCGTGAACAATTTGAGTATCGGGTTGCCACGTTGTATACCAGCCAAGTCCTTGACCTGCCCCCCGCCTTGGGCGTCGAGCACAGATTGATCGGCCAAAGCCACGGCGCGTTCTTCAACTTCGCCAGCAGCTAGTGCTTTTTGGTAAGCACCCCACCATGTCGGCATATCGATCACCATTTGGGTGTATGTCAACGGCAAGAACGAAATGCGGTCTATGGCCGCGCGCGTTTTCGATTTATCGCGGAGCATACTTTGAACTTCGTTTATTTCGCGCTGCATCGTTTTACCGCGTAGCCGCATGAAATCTGATTTGCCGTAGACATCTGTGACCAGTTGCACAGGGCTGCGCGCCCAAGCATCAAGCCCTTGGATTACCCAACGGGGGCCGACGCGTACAAACGACTGCGTGATACCGGTTATGTTCATCAAGGCGGTCGAGATTTTAAGACCTAAACCCGCAACGGTTGCGCCTGCGCGGAGGTTAGCCATAGTTTTCTCAAACGCCCCACCCGACGGCATTTCACCGGCGGCGATGTCCTTGATAGCTTCTTTCATTTGCTGCACGACTTCAGCGCCATACGTGCCGCGGATTGCTTGGTCGAGAGCCTTGTTGCGCATCAAGCGGTTCGCGTCGATCAACCACTCGTGCCAAGACAAATCGTGGATGACCTCGTTTACCCCGGCATACAGGCTATCCATCGTCAACATCAGTGGACGCCCTTTGACTTCATCGGCGCGTGACTTGGTAAAGCTGCGACGCGTAGTGCTGCTGGTGTAAGCGCCGCGCAGTTGCTGTCTGGCAACCTCAGCCATATCGTGCTGCTCGGCTATGCCGCTTTGCCGGTGGTCGTATTTTACCGGGTAATAGCCGCCGCGCAGGTCGACGCCGCCTAAAGTAATGGGCGACGGTTCGATCCACTCCGGCTCTTTACCGTAGATACGTTTTTCTTTGGCGGCGATATCTGGGCGGTAGCTTTCAAAGTGATCCCAAACCGCCTGCGCAAAGTTCGCTTCTTCTGGGGTGATCGTATCCAAAACTTGTTGGAGTTGATCCTCGGTCCAGTTAAAGCCATCGAGCAAGCGCTGCTTGTTGCTTTCGTTACCCAAGTTCAGGATGATAGAGAGACGCTCTTCACGGTTCAGGCTGCGCCCGATCTTGTCGAAGAAAATTCCCTTGCCGCCCATCTTCTGTTTGCCTTGCATCAACGGCGCGGCAATTGTCGCGAGTTGCATCGTTGCTTGTTCGCGCTTTACCGCTTCCATGTTGCCTGCATTGTTCATCGACCGGATGAAGACTTCCCACATCTGCCCGCCGTCCTTAACGCCGTCCATCTGACGCGCGAAGCTGGCAAGCTTCCGGTGTTGGGCGAGATAGCCTTTGAACAGGCGCTTGAAGCCGTCCCATTTTGTCGGGCGCGTCACGTTATCGGCGGTGCGGCCTTTGCTGTTCGCGTCGATTGATGTTACCAAGCCGTCAACTGCCGTCGCGAAATCACGTTCGCGTTTGGCGGTAAGCAATTTGTTTTTGAGACGACCGAGGTGTTCGATCTGGCGGATCGTATCGATCAGCCCGCGCATTTCCTCAACGGTCATATCCTTGTAATGCTTGCGGTTGGCGGCGTCGAGGATTTCCTGCGGCACGTCTGGTTCCAAGCCCTGTTCTTCAAGGGAGGCAACCCAGTCAACCAACGACTTGCGTTTATCGATAGCCTTCAGGCTGGCAGGTTTGAGATCGAAGCGTTCAAGCAAAGCGTCAATCTGGTCGCGGTACGCGGGGTCAAGCGTCTTCGAAACCTTGTTGAATTTCTTCAGATAAGTGAGCGCTTTTTCGATTTCTTCTTGAGCGTTGAGCGCAGCCTTAGCGGCCTGCATCTGCACAAGTTGATTGCGCTTCTCAATAGCTGCGGTATCCAGATCGTTCTTACGCATGGCTTCGGAAGCCGCGCGTGCAGCTTTCACTTCAGCGGCCTGATACCGGGAGGGCTTCAGATCACGTACGCGCAAGCGACCGATCATTTGCTCGGCAAATTGCTTGGCCGCTTTGTTAAGTATTTGGCGTTTACCGGTGGCGCGTTGCAGTGCGTTCATTTCACTGGCGACGAAGCGTATGCGCGCGTCGTTGTGGATGGCTGCTTCAGCCGCGCGCTCTAGGGATTTTGGATCAGCGATGTCGCCATACTGTTCGAGCATACGCTGATCCGTTAAACCAGCTATACGGTCGCTCGGATTTTCAGCCGAAGCCAGAGCCTTCATCAGTTCGTCACCGGAAGAGAAGCCGAACTGATCGGCCAACGCATCTGGGTGAACGCCATTCTGACCCAGCACGCCGTATTTGCCGTACTTGCTGTCAAGCGCGCGCCACAGTGCATCCGGGCCGTCGCCGTACATTTCGCGCAGAGCGTCAACGTCGATGCGGTGGGGACCTTCAACGCGCAGACCGTTCGCCCCGATACCACGGCGTATGAATTGGCGCGCTTGGTTTATTGGTTCGCCCATCACTTCTTCGGTAACTTGACGACGGATCGCTTTGCGTTTGCCCTCGACGCTGCGTTGCATTTCTTTCAACACCCGGCTCTTCGCGTTCGACAACCACTTCATATCGCGTAGCCCACGGGATTGTAGATTTTCCTTAGCCTGCTCGGTGGACGACAAACCAAGCTGCTGGTACAACGCCCATTCGTCGGCGTTCATACCGGCTTCTTCCATCGTCGCGAACAGCGGTTGGAAATTGGCCAGCGTTTCGCTTTCTTTGATCATTTCGTCGGTGGCAACCAGACGGTCAAACACGCCGCGAATGTCTTGGTTTAGATCAGCTTTCAGATTGCGAATTTCTTTGTAAATACTGACCAGCCAATCACGGAAACGCGAGAACACGCCCGCGAGTTCAATGTTCGGGGCTTTGCCCTCGAACAGATAAGCTTCGAAACCACGGGCGAATTTCTCGTGGCCTTCGCGCTGTTGTTCGAGCGTGCGGGAATTCCAGTCAGCCAAATCGCTGGCGCCCATCCACTTGAGCGCCAAGTTCATATCATCTTTGATCTGCTGTGGAGAGGCTGGGTCCTGCGCCATTTTATTCATGGTCTCTAAGAAGAAGTGACCGGCTTCATGCAGGAACGTAGAAAGGTCCGCAGCGTTGAGCAGTGTTATCATCGATGTCTGTGGGTTGAACGAGCCGCGTTGCTTTTGGAACAGCGCCATCCCTTCGTTCTTCACCTTAGCAGCTAACTCAGGGGTTATATCTATGTACCAGTACCCGGAGCCTTCAAGGGTAGCGTCTTCATCCGCTTCAACGTGAACCGGCGCAATGCTGGTCAAGCGTTTGACGATTGATGGCATCTTGGTATCGTACTGTGTTTCATACAGGGTGCGGTACCTTTCGCTCCATCTTTCGGATAGTACACCGGCGTCCGCCCAAGCAAAGCGTGCGTAGCCTTCTTCCACGGCGCTGGTGAGCGCGCGCTTGAGCCCGAGGGCAATCCAGCTATCGCCTTTGAATGGGGCGTCTGGTACGCCGTTACGTTCGGCTTTTGCTTGGTCAAATTTACCGTCTGCTTCATCCAGCAGATCAAGTATGTAGCGCCCTTTGTTTGTATTCTTGGCGAAGACATCTAGGGCTGCTTTAGCTTCATCAGCCGTAAAAGCTTTTTCGATCAACGTACCTTGCAGCTTCTCAGGTTTACGGAGTGAGGACACGATGTCGAATACGGTTTTACCAAAACGCTGCATATTCGCTTCGATGGTATCCGCAGACAACGGGCTGCCATCAGAGTGCGTAGCAGTATCGCCGGTTAGGTATTCTTTGACTTGATCGCGCAACGCAAACAGACCTTCAATGGCGGCAACGCCTTTATTGACGCCTTCGTCGAAGAGCGGCCCGTGTTGGTACTCCGCAAACATTTCCGCGGACGCGCTCCTAGCAAGAGCCAGTTTTTCCTGCGCCAAAGCTTCCACTTCACCGGCGTCCAACCCGGTGGAATAGCCTTGCTGGCGCCCATGCTGGTGCCAGTCGGATTGGAATTCATCAATGAAGAAAGCTTTGACACTGCGTTTGGTGCTTTCGATTTTTAATTTTTCTATGTCGCGTTCTAATTTCTGTTTCGCATAGAAGAAGAACTGGTAATCTTGGGACGTGCTCCTAATGCGTACGCGGTCTTCTGTAGCTTTCAATTGCGCTTCATAAGTTCCGTTCACACCCCCAGCTTCTTTAGACGCTGCTAAAGCTTTCTCTTCAACCGGCAGCATATTCTCTTCAGCGATAAAGCGCCAGCCACCGTAGTTTGATATGGCTTCTTCATCCACCGGCAGGCCCGCGAGGAGATAGCTTTCCCGAACCGCCGCGGCTGAAGTGTCGTAAGCTTCCTGCTCTTTTTCTTTGGAAAAATCTGTAGCCAATTTATCTTCTAACGACTTCAAAGCAGCAGCTTGCTCTTCCGTGGGCGCATCCTGCGCGACAGTAAATACGCGGTCGGTTTCGCGCGTGAAGGCCACGATGTTCGCGTCGTCGAAATGGGTGTTGTTAAAGAATTCGTTCTCTATACCGGGGAGGGTAAGTTTGCGCTCCCGGTAATTGGTGAACCTGCCGTCAGTTACGTATTGCTCCCAGCGCTTAGCGTAAGGGCTGTCCTCAGGCACGTATTCACCGTTATCGCCGAGTTTCTCCGAAGCTTTAACTTGCGCTTCGTTAAAGCTGTAAGCGTCTAAGAAGTCGCCGTTTAGGGAGTACCCTAAATCATCATTGCCGCGGATAACATCGCCATTAGAGTTGACGGCTTCTTTGATAGGATTGTCCCAGTAGCTTTGGTATGCGTTGTCATAGGCTATGGCGCTGACCTGAGTGCTCACTTCATCTTCAAATTCGTCGATGGCTACCTTACGGGCCTTGTCGAGCCAGTCCTGATTACCGGTGTTGTCGCCTATTTTGTCTTCGATAAAAGTTTCGCGCTTTCTAACAACTCTATCTACTGCGTCAAAATAAAGGTCAGATTGATCACCGTCTTCGGTCATCTGTTCTTCCCAGTATTCCTGTTCGCTGTTGATGTAGTCATCGTCTTCAATAGAAGCCAGATCGCTCCAATCGCCTAGCTTATCGTCGATCTCTTGATCGGCCACAATCTCTTCTACCCGGACACCGTTTTGTCGGATGAAGTCGCTGACTTCCTCACGGGTAAAATCAGGTTGCGATTGAAGATACTCTTCAAGGCCGAGCCATTGGAGTTCTTCTTTCTTGACTGGAAGCTTCTGTATTTTAGCCCATAATTCAGAGCCTTTAGCGACGCCCTTTTCTTTGCGCTCCACAGCGGCCAACTCGAGCAGGCGCGCGTATTTTGGGTCTTTGGTAGACGCAACAAGACCACGCAGAGAGACAAGTTCTTCACGTTGTTTATCGTCAAGTAACGACTTCCGGGATGGCTCCCACCCTGTCGTGCGCATATCTAACACGGCTTTCTCGACTGCGCTGTAGAAACCAAGGCCATCCCGGTAGGGGGTGTTGTTGGTAGCGCTTTGCGCCAATTCACCAAAAGGAACTCGGTTTTCAAAATTTATATCTACGGTAAAGGCTGCACCGGTAGCCGGGATGACCGTGTAGAAGTCATCCGGCAGATCGTTAGGTTTATGCTCCGTCAAACCAGTTGCCCGTTCGAGGGTCATGTCGCTATACAACAGCCCTTGAGGAATGAGTACGCTTTCTTGCCCGAATTGCTTCCCGATAGCGTTCGCTTCCTCAGGGTTGACGCCAAACAAGAAGAATGAATTTTCGCGGTTGCCGTACTGGCCGACCACGGGCTCAAAGTCTATGCCTTGTTGTTTGAGATATTCAGCCAAGGCGGCGTTGCGTTGCTTGTTTTCTTCGGGAGAAGTAGCTTGTGCCGCTGGGTTCTCAGCCGTCAAAATAGCCCAGTTGCTCTTGGTCAACAGCTTTGTGACGTTACCGGGGGTGAGGTCTCCTCGGTCCGCTGTGTAGGGTGCCAACGACAAAGGATCGAAGACCGCAGCGGTTAAACCCGCCGGGCCCTTTATCCAATAGCCTGAGTACCCGGCGTCTTGTATCAAGTGTTCGTAAAGAGATTTGCCGTCCAGTTGTGTGGCTTTTTGCGCCAACAACTCCCGGCCCCGCGCTTTCAGGTTCTCGGGGTCAGAAGCCATATCATACAATTTCGAAGCGGGGATCGACGCGCGGTAGCGTACTGAGCCCAACCCGCTTTCAGGACGGTAGCCGCCATCCTGATTAGAAGCGATGCCGAAGTATGTGCGCCCGGGGGCGACGCCAATACGATTGCGCTCGTCTTTAGGCAGGAAAGTCTTGTTCTTGCCCCACTGTTTTGGGTCAGCCATGGACAACCCACGTTCGCTGGACCAGTGATCCAATGTGATGTTGCCTTGGTTATCTACCGGGGGTGTATCGAAAAATGCTTTCGACAAATCAGTCGCCTGCGCCCCCTCAGCTTGAATACCGACCGGGTATTTCGCAAACATCTGCTCAGCCGTCTGGCCTGCGCGCGAACCGATGACGTGATAGAAATTCGACATCAGCTTGGAGTATAAATTGTTTACGTCAGGCGTGAAGCGGCCTGAGGTCTGAAGTTGGCCGAGAATGTTCTTCTCGACAACGGAGCGCGATTGCTGCGCTTGGTCGTCGAGGTGGCGACCTTGTAATTGTTTTTCGACTTGGCTTTCCAGTTCAGCCGATTGTGTCTGCATGAAGTTTGTGGCTTCGTTACGCGACATGGCAAACGGATCGGTCTTCAGCACGTCGAGCAACGGCTGGCCCAAATCAGTAGCAGCGACGTTTGTCGCGTATTCCGACACCGGGATACGGAGCAAGGACCCGGTTTCGTTGGCTGCCGCAATCTGTTTGGCGACCGATGGTGACATCGCCGCCAATGCGTTTACATCTATACCGCTTTGTTGCAATTCTTTCGGATCGATATACACATCTTCGATCTCGGTGCCTTCGGTGTTGTTCTTGATGAACGTCTCGAAGCTTTGAGGATTGCGTTCCAGAACCTTGGAGACTGACGCAAGCTGCTGAATTTTAGCTAAAACATCGTGCGCGTCCTGTGACCACTGCGCGCGCTGGCTGCGCTGCGTGACTGAATTAATTGCCTTGTTCGTAACGTGCATGGCGCCGGTCTGGGCGCCCACACCTACCACCGTTGAGATCACAGTGTCGCGCAGATCGCCGGGGAGGCTGTCCAGATACTTGGAGAAAGGTTCGTCTGGGTTTAGCGTAGCCCACTCGTTGAAGTTCTGAAGCGTGGTCGCCATCAGTTCACCGGGGACTTCCGTCGCCGCTTGGTGCAACAACGTCTTGAGCAGCGGAGCCCCAGCTTTCAGATCGCCGACCAATTTCGTCACAGGCAGCAACTCAGTACCCACTTCAACAAAACCATCGCGCAGGCCGTAGCCCATAGCCTGAACTGGCGACAGACCTCGGTCCATGCCCTCCGCGGCGGAGGTACCGAACGTGGTGGCCCCGGCTGCGGCTAGCGCAAATTCAGGGTTGCGCGTTACGACTGAAGCAATAATACCGGGGGCTTGCTGGCCGACACTGGTGATACCTGAATAAACTGCGCGCTCTTTAGGACCTGCGTCGTTGAGGATAGGCGCCATCAGTGTATCAGCGCGCTTCTGCTCGTACTTGCGCAGCGCACTGTATGCTTCGGCTTCTTGATCCGCTTGCCCGCGCACTTCCGCCGCCCGGCCCATCATAGGGTTAAGCGAAGGTATAAAGGAGAAACCTAGTTGTTTCTTTATGGCGGCGTTGTTTTCGAGGACGCCGAGCACACCGACGTTCAGGCTTGGGCCTACACCTACGCGGAGAGCCGTACCTACGTTTTTCAGTTTGGAGAACGCGGTCTCAACAGCGCCCATGTTGTCAATGTCGTCGACGGCCAGCTTTGCGAACTGCTCGTCCGACATAAGTTCAGTCGTGACCGGGTTGGTTTTGGCAAACGCCTTGAAGTCAAAACTATCTAGCTTCGCGCTCTTAGCTACGTTGTCTTTATCCGCCAGCACCGAAGATACCGGCACACCAGTTTTGCGCGAGAGGTTCAACGCCTCCGCGTGTTGGTCTGGGTTGGTATCGAGGGCCGTGGCTACGGTCGCGCGCATCCTGTTTGGATCAACTGGCTTTGCGCCTGAAGAAAAACTGGTTACGGCTGCGGCTGCGTCTTCGTCAGAAATTTTGTCTTCGAAAGGCATTAGTTGACACCTTGGGTTTGCGCTGAAGCGATCTGGCCAATCCTAACCAAATGCGCCCAATAAATCTGCATCAGATCGCCGTCTGACGGTTCCATACCATACTGTTTTTTATAGGCGTTTACCAAGGCTTTTTTGGTAATTGGCGGGATGTCACCGGTTTTCATCTTCAGCATCGGCCCTTCGCTGTCGGAAATATAACCGTCGAATATGGCCTTCTTGGAGAAGAGGCTGTCGATGAAAGATGATGTTTCTGCGTCCGTAAACTTCTTGCCAGCCTGCGCTTGGGCCTTCGCTATTTCGTTGTTCACAAATTGGCGGATCGTGCCGACACGCGCGTTAGCTTTTACGTCAGTGTTTTTGGGCGATGGGTTGATGCCTAACTGAGCAAGGCGGTCGTCCAATGTGGTTTTAATCGCCCCAGTGTTAAGGCTCCCCGGGTTCTGTGCCTCCGGTTGGTTGCCGTTCAGGATGCTTGCGCGAACCTGCGAGAAGTGTTTGAAATCTGTGTCGCTGAACGATTGGCGCAAGGCAACAAACTGATCGTCGGTGAGCGCAGCCAGTTCCCGGGGGTTTTGTTCAAATTTGTTATAAAGGGAGAGATCGGTGGTGTTGTCGCCATTGCTAATGCGTTTTGCAAAATCCATGACCGAAGTGATTTTATCCGGCGGTAGATTTGCACGCATATCCGCAGGCAGGGATTTGTAATCGCCGCCATTTTCGACCAGCGCGCGCATGGCGTTTGCAACACGTTGTTCATCACGTTGCGCTATGGATTTTGTTACGTCGGTATATTGGCGCTCGGCTTCATCTAAAGCGAGACGGACGCGCGTAGGATCGGCGTCAGGGCCGAGGGCCGCACGAACCTGATCCTGCACCGCCGTCAGGGTCGGGCGCTCGTTTACACCCTGCCCGGCCTTATAAGCTTTCATGTTGCGCGAAACATACGCCTGCGTTTCCTTCGGCATGTAGTTCACCCAATTTTCGGGCTCACCTGCGGCCTCGGCCTTAGCAATGCCGTCCTTTAAGCGCTGCGGCCCGGCATTGTACGCGGCATAAGCTTTGGCGATGTTACCGCCGAAGTCTTTTAGCTGCTGGGTGAAATACGCTTTACCGAGAGCGTGGTTGTACGCCGGGTCGTTCTTGAATTTGTTCTCGTCCCAGACCAACCCGGCCATTTGCGCAGCCTCGGGCCCTGTGGCTGGCATGACCTGAGCGATACCGATGGCGCCCGCTGCGGATGTCGTGGGCTCGTTTGGCCCAGCAACGCTACCCGCGCCCCCAAAGTGCTGACCTGAACTCTCAGCCCCGACAGCAATGTTAAATGCGCGGTCGCTGTCTGGGGTGTCAATGTTACTGCGTTGTGATTGCATCACGTTCGTCGCAGTTTCGACCGCCACTACTTTGTCAAGTTCACCAGTGAGAAGAGCGTGGCCCCGAAGAATATCGTCAGGAGCCATATCCTTGGCAGCTTTTTTAAAGTAATCATCTGCATATCGTATTTTTCCTTTCGCCACTGCCGTTTCAATAACAATGGTGTGCCCTTTACTCATAGCATCGCGCGAAAGCGAAGTCATTTCCTCCGCGGATTTACCTTGTTGTCTGGCAAGATCAATTGCCGACGCGCGTATGCTGGCCAGACTTTCATTTACCTTTTCGGGGTTGTCGTAGTTCAACGCGATATTTTGCGTCTGGTTTTTTATTGTGCCTTCACGCACCGACATCGACCAGTCACGGAACTCGGAGCCCTCATAACGCACAGCGTCGTTTTTAAAATCAGATAGCAATTTACCGGAGGCTGCCGCGAAAGCGTTTTTCTGGGCGTCGTTGCCGAGCGTGGCGGCTATAGACCCGACGGTTGTTTCAAGTTTGCCCGCGTACTCGTCACCTAAAGGGACGCCATCGGGGCGATTAAGAGCGTCGTAGCCTTTGAATTGTGTGTAGCCCTCTTTTGGGTCGTGCTGCAATCGTATCGCGTGTTCGCGGGCTTGGTTGACAGCATCAGCAACACGAAGTTGGTTAGCCTCGTCCATAATATCGAGACGGATTTCTGCGCCGCGCTGGGCGGTACGCTGCATGGCATCGCCCATCGCGGATACCTGAGCCGCGCCCGCGGCTGCACCTTCGGGGGACATCGTGTTACGGATGTTCGACGAAGGCGCCGTCGTCGGCTTAACACTAAAGTTATCGCGTGTTGGGACAACCGGCACAGCTTACCTCTTGTTCAATTTGTCGTATACGCTCCCGTAAATGGAGCCTTTTAAATCACCGGCTTTGCCGAGTTTGTACCACGTCGCCGCCACGTCACCGGAAGAATTGATCAAAGACGTTAAGGCTGAACGCCCGGGGTTTATGTTCTTCGCTTGGGCGCGCGCCGTAATTGCTTCGTTCTCGTGCTGTGTGCGCTCCATCCGGTAGCCCCAAGCTGAACGCGCGGCGTTGGCATTGATGGTGTTGGCATCAACCTCACCGATCACATCGGTCGAAGTCAGGATACGGTTAGCGGTATCGCTATCAAGAGCAATGCCGTTGCCCGCCATGCTGGTTATCTGTTTGCCTTTCAGATTGGCAGTCTCGAGGCGCGACGCCTGCTCTTCGCGCTGGCCGCTGAATAACGCTGATTGAGCGGTAAGTTCGCTAGACCGCGCGGATATGTCAGCCAGATTGGCTGTGGTGTTGTAGTTGGTTTTCTTAGCTGAAGCTTCGCCCCATGCCCCAACTGCTGAGGTCATAGCGCCTGCGATTTGTGATGAAAGAACTGCTTGACCTGTGCACATTGCGAAAATCCTGCCTATAAGTGATGTTACATTTTATAGCCGGTATTTATGCACACCCGAGCGTGAACCTGTGAAACAGCCTTTGTTCTTCCCCATAAGGCTGCGCTGGGTGCATCTTAAACCCAAGCGCTCGTAGCCACCGTATGCTCACCGAGTTCCGGGCGTCGACGTAATTCTCGAGCCCCTCCGGGAACAGATCGAGCATCCTTTGCACGTACGCTCTTCCCCCTTGGATGAACCCTCGGGGCGCTGTAGCGACGCCGGGGGTGCCAAGCATCCAAGGCTTTCCAATGCCGCCGCCGAGCAGCGTGGGCGCTGCGGCGCCGATAATGGCAATGGGCTCCCCGGTTGTGGGTGAGATCGCTGTGACGGCCTCAGGGGTATCCAGTAGTGATGAACGGATAACACCTGCGATAGAACGTAGCGGGCCGCATTTGGCGCGGACTTCATCGCGATCTTGGTCGCGGATATTAGCCGCGATAAATTCAACATCGCCCTCTTGCACAGGGCGAAGATATTTCTGGGTGTAAACATCACGCAACGGAGACCTCCAAAGTCATGGAGACAATTGTGAGAGGCAGAGGATCAGACTGGCGGATACATACGGTCCCGCTGTCACCCCATTTACCTTGAACTTTCAGGGACAACTCTTCATCCTTCAGTACCGGTGGGGTGCCGTAAGGCTCAGTAGTGCGCTGCTTTTTCTCGGTGAGGTTATCGAAGCTAGGCCCCGCGAATATCCCGCTTGATTGGTACACGCGCAGCCAGACTTGGTTGACGTTTTTACGCCGACCCTGACCAAAAGCCTCCGCTTCGAAAGCCAGAGGCAGGGTCTCTATATCAGCCTCAATAGGCAGCCCTATCTGGATAACGCTTGCTGGTTCGTCCAGTGTTATGGCGCCGCCTACGACAGTCTGCTGGGGCTGCACTGCACCGTTGCCCAGAACAGCGACGGTTTCGCCTTCGAGGTGATCCAAACCGGAAATAACTTCACTAAGAACAAGGCGCGCGTAACCACCGCCGGTGTATGTGGTGAAACTTGTCGTGTTGATGTTGACGCCGAATTCATCGACAAGTTCAAACGTCCCCCCGGTCACGTTCGCAGCGTAGTAGCGTTGCCCGTTGACCTGTTCCATGCCACTCACTTCGTCGATGTCGACAGGATCACCATTTGATAGGCCGTGGGCTGGCGCGCTTACAACACCCGGGTTAGCTTTTGTTATACCGGTTATGGTGATGGGCTCGTCATAGGATACTCCGCAGTCGACGAAGTACGCGTTGGGCAGCGTCTCGAAATTGCGGCTGGCAAAGCGCTCGATGTACTGGACTGTATTACCGTTGATCTCGCGCTCGACAATAGCGTACACAGCATCTTCATCGCCCTCGGCAACGCACGTTACGGATTTGAACGAACTGAAGATCGGTGTCGTGGCGTCGCCGTTATTGGTATAAGTATCGTGCCAGTGCCAAGCTTCTATCTCTTCGTCAGGCACATAAGTTATGCCCAGCAACAGGCCGTTTGAAGAGGTTGCAAACACCACCGGGTAGGGCGCCCGCGCGTACGCCATATCGACGATAGCCCGATTGTTGAATAAATGTGGTGCGCGCAGGGACAAATCTTTTGACTTGTATGTCTGCTCTATGCCATAGCGCGCAGCCCAAACGTGCCCGCCCCGGTTGGCCGCGTATACGACAGCATCGTTAGCAATTACTGGTTGGGCATTTGACGCGCCGATGTTGTTCTGCTGCTTTACCGCGATTGATGTCGGGGTGATGCTGTCGGAGTTCACGGAAGTGACGCGCCACAGGCCTGACGATGTAAGCACAAGCAAGTCCAGCAGCGGTACGAAATGACGGACTGTATTGCGGTCACGCGCGGCAATGCGGAAGCTGATCGCGTCGTTGTCCCGGGAGGGGATGGAATAGTTCAGGTTGCTTTCGGTCCCTGATCTTGTCATCCAGATTGTCGCGGGTAAGTTTGTCGTGCCGCCAAAATCGCGGCGCTGTTCATAGTAGCTTATAGCAGCCGGGTAATTCCCCGCGCCAACGAAAGGCGTTTGCGTGTTTGGCGGCGTGCGCGAAATATCCGCCGTGATATTGTCGTCGATAAATGACAGGTTCGTTGTCTGGCCGATGTAACCGTATAGCCCGTTTGAAAGCTTATACACGTTGTACCGGGTGGCCCCGGTTGTGGTCCAGCTTATCGTATTGTAGTTGCCGGTTGTGAGCAGATTGTTGGAGCAGGTGCTCGAAGTACTCGCAAGACTTTCGTCCACGCCGTCCGAGCCGACTGCTGTCACGACATACGACATCGGGGCAAGCCCGGAGCCGGTGGCCACAGTCGCTACCGCAGAGGTGCCGGTAGGCGTCGTGAGCGTCGACCCTGTGCTGATATTGACTAGCTGCCAATTCGTCGCCCCGTAACGCCTTAACTCCGCGGGTGGGTAGTTAGGGTGCGCCAAGGACAAAACGTCCTGAGACTGAACGAAATGTATGTCGAAAATATCGCTGCTGCTGTACGGCGTGGGTATCTCGTAAGTGCCGTCGGCGGGCATTGCGTACCAATAGGTCGGGCTAGAGGCTGGGGTGTGGCCTGTGTTGCCTGCTTGGAGGCTGTAGTAACGTATGCCGCCGGATGTCACCAAGTCCGCGAGAGCGTAAACAGTGGCGCCGTTGTACGCGGCAGGCGTCCCCGCAAGCAGCGTACCACCCATCGTGTGAAATCGAATATACTGATGGCCTAGTTCAAGCACCATTGTTTGCGTATCAGAATACGCGAAGTCAATGAGGCGTGTGTGGCTGGTGCTGTCTTTCACCTCTTTGACGAAGCGCGTGCCGGTGCGGTTCGCTACAGGGCCGTGGGGTAAAACTTGGAAATTACGGCATCGACCCAAGCCGGTCAGGTTCTTCACGTCGTCAACACGACCGAAGAATTCAGGCGTGACTTCACCCCCGGCAAAGGAACGGGCAAGTGATCTGATTGATGACGATTTGCTGGCCATTACCGATTGCTCATCCATGGTACGACTTGTTGAACTTCATAGCGCTCTTGATCCGCGTTACTTTCGACTGCTTTCGCCCAGAATTGTTGGAACAGCTTCAACATCTGCGCGGACATCTGCACGCCGGTCTCACCTTTGTAGATAGGGCCTGCGATATAGTGCGCGAGTAGATACCCCATGCAGCTTGTGAACAGCGGAGAAAATCTGGTCGTGTCGGTTTCGCGGAAGGTGCATATAGCATCGGCGTCTTCAATGTTCGCGAGAATGGCTCGTGTTTTCGAAGGGCGCATGGTCTCGCACTTGAAGGGAACCGGGGTGTATAGACCTTGGCCCGCCGGGCGTTGTTCGCTCAGCCCAAATACGTTGTTCGTTGTACCCCCGGCGAAGCTTAGGGAGTAGTCATCCCCGGCATCGGGTGGTAGCAAACCATGGACTTTAATGCAATCTGTGGGGCGTTGG